TCGTAGATATAATTTCTGCTAATTGCTCTCTATCCACATAATTGTCTACAGCATTTAAATGTTGTGAATGTTTATTATTAGATCCTAGGGAGCTTAATCCCCTACACGGAAAAGTCGAAGATGTCACTACTCCCGAAAAAATGTTAGGAGACTTTAATCCTTCACATTTTTTATAGACTTCTGGCAAATTCGTATAATCATCAATTGGAGCGAAATATCCTGCCGATGCGATATATCCTAAAGGCAAAAATCCAAAGCCAGACCCCTCATTGGTATTAGAAAATAAATGCTCATATACACCACCCGCACCGTTTGTCCCTCCTACGTAACTAAATTCAACTGTAGAAGGATCCCAAGAAATTGGCATATTAAATCCAGTACGATCATAATATCCCTTTGCAGGTAGCAAAGATCTATAATTTCGTCTCCTAAACGTATTTCTAGGAGCCTTAACAATTCCACCTCCAGCAATTACGCTCGCATTTTCATGAGCAGGTACTTTTGCCACAATTAAACCACTATTAATTAAATGCAGTTTATTGACATTTTCCCTTTTCATTTCCCTATACCCTGGGGAATTAGAGCCGCCCCTTCGAAGACCTCCATAATGGAAAGCGGACACGCCTGCTCCTGCTAATGCTACCGGATAATTACTTTTGAGAGATCCTAAGGTAGGCAAAGGCGACTCGCTTAATGCAAACCCAGACCCGGCATAGTTTTCTATAGGATTTGGATTAATGGTCCATTTAGGCGTAGCAGATACAACATAGTCATCAAGGCCAGAAGTTTCAAGTCTAGACTCTGGTATTGCATGAGCAGGAGAAAAATCCTTAGCCATTTTAGCCGCATACATAGGGGCATATTTTGAATCATGTGTAAATGTATTTTTTGAAAAATCAAAACTATCAGCAGCCATTATAAATTTAAAATGAGATGATTTGCTATTCCACGCACCAAATACATTAAGATTATTAGAAATTGGATTTTGCAGAAGGCTTGATAAGTTTGGAGCTATATTTGAAGAAGAAGTAAGCATCACCCATCCGTTATTATCTCTAACACTGTCATCTACCCTAAGGGAATTATCCTTGATGTACTCCTTTATAGTGTTAGCAAAACCCTCAGAAACCCCAAAACAAACTAATAAGTCTCCTAAATCCTCAATAAAATTGTCAGTTAATTCACATTGAGAGTAATAATTAACCTTTTCCCAAGGAGGAATAGGAAAGTCTCTATTTCTATAATTAAATACAAATTCTGGATCTTCCACATAAATGCTCATCCCTGGAACTATAGGACCTACCGATATAGAGGCAGAAAGAGCAAGAGACGATGCAGGTAATGTACCAGGTAAAACCTGTATTGGAAAATTCTTTCCTCCCAATATGAATAATGTAGGATGCAGAGCTAATAAATATAACAATATGTGGTCAATTGCATACCTAATATTCTCATCCATACTAGTAAGAGAATGTCCTACTCTATTACCTGACGGTCCACTTACTGATACTCCCTTGCTAGATGCTACAGTAGCAGTCCAAGTAGTGAAATCTTTAAATAATGAAGATTCCGTTGCTAAAGCATAGTATATGAGATTAGGTATATAAGATTCCCACAACTCATAAATGTTTGACGATACATCGAAAACATCCTTTGCAAATAATCCGTTTACTGCTTGTTGAATTGATTCTTTAGTCCCTGCCTTTTTATAAAGACTGACCGCATTTTTAAGCTGAAGTCTTTTCTTAGCATCATCTGTGCCGTATAGTCTCCATCCTATCAAATCTCCTATATAAGCTAAATATTCTGCTGGGCAATCATCAATATCATATAATAAATTTAACCGTTCCGCTTCATCCAATCTATCAAACATAGAATACGAAAAAGCTTTTAAAAAACGATGAAGAGGCCCTTTAACTTCCAAAGAGGTTAAAGTTGTTCCGTTATCTATATAATCTTGAAAAGTGTCCTTAACTTTAGTATCCTGAATGTTGGCTTCTTGCGGGGAATAAATAACATTAATCATTGCCTCCGCATTTCTCAAAGGAAGTTCCCCGGACGTACTATTGCTTGATAATCCAGCATCAAGAACCCCAGATGGTAGGAAATCATCAGCTAGTAAGTTATGATCTTGCCAACCTCCACAAGTCTCATAATTTAAATATATAAATTTGGTTAAAAGCTTTAACGCATCTTCTAGATAAATGGTCTTTCCTGCGTAAATATTTTTAACTAGTAAATCAGCAACCATAGAGGATGGTTGATATGCGTATCCCGCAGTACCATATCCAGGAGCCGCGTTTCCGCTCAAATTAAGAAAATATAACCAAGATAAAGAATTTATTAAATGAATATGAGTATCTTCCGCAGTACTAGCATAAGCTGCTTTAGTTCTAGTAAGACTATCAGAAACTGCATAATTGCATATAGACGAAAGAAACGGGGAGGTGGGACCCGCTAAGAAATTATAAAACTCAGAACTAGAACCAAAATCTGCTAAGGTTTTCTCAACAGGAATCAATATGTCTCTTTCGAAACTTTGCGGAGTGATTTTCGTATTATTATTTTGAGATATAAAGTACTGAGACGCTCCGTTAAGTTGTCCAATACTGGAATAAGCTGTGTCAGGCACACTAGACACATACGCCACACCACTAGTGGGATCTGACATCAACCCAGCTATTCTAAGATGGGTATTAATAACTTCATCTACTTTATTTGTTTCAAAACCACTTGCAGTGATCTCATCTTGTTTATAAACCTCAGGAAGTATTAGCTCTATAGCATCAATATAATTTCGTTTGTAATAATTCCTAGGTGAAGGATTGTTAGGATTAATTCTTGGAGATACCATTTTAAATCGTTATAATATTAACTGTTAAATTATTTAATTGAGTAATTTCATTGTGTTCAAGTGTTACTACGTCTGGTAAATTATCTATAGTAACAAATCTAACTTTATCAATCTCATGAATTCGTCTAACCAGATCTTGTTTATATAAATCTTGACCAAACTCTCTATTGTCTACAAAGAAATAACTAAATACCACATCCCTAACCAACGCTTTAATAGTAGGCTCTTCTCTTTTAAATTCTTTATCTATTCTTACAGTAGTAATTAAATCAAAAGTTCTTATCAATCCATCTACTACAACTAATTCATCAGTCAACATTTTCTTTTTATTCATCGCATCAAGCAAAGAAGTTTTATATTCAGGAGTGGCTCTTCGTAACTGTAAATCACTAGCTTTCTCCAATACATAAACATCAATTATATTCGCGGTGCCAAAAGCTTCCCGAACTACCGCAGTGGCCTTTCCGGCAGAGCCATAGGAACTTATGTGGGTGCTAGCAAAAACTATAAAATCTTCTAACCTAACCAACCTGTCTTGGCTTCTAAAAGTTAAAGGGGCAAATCTTTTAGCATGTGCGACAGTTTCAGCGTCTGCCCCTCCGGTCCCTATTGAAATATTAGTAAGAGTTCCTGCGTAAGTTACTGGCGTTTCTGTTATTGTTCCTATAACAGAAGCATTGATTACACCCCTCTTTATATTCCCTCTAGATCCTCCTCCTACCCTGTAAGTAACAGTGTAAGTATCACCAATAGATGGAGATTGCCCTATTATATTATCACCAAAAACAATGGTGCCTTTATAATTATCATCTAGTATCATCTGAAATATTTTATGATCAGTACCAGATGCCATAAATAAATTATCAACTTCTTCAAACACGCCTTGTGTAACACTAACCCCGTCTGTATAAACATCTACGCTTCCCTCAACTACAGGGGAATGGGTAAGATTTATAGTTTTAACTAATTCCGTAGAAGTAAAAGTCCCTGTTTGTTTAACCAAAGAACCTTCTAACAAAACTAGATTAGAGTGAATACCTTTTAAAGAACCAGTAGACTCTCCTTCACTAAGAGACAGATTACCAGTATTATTAGCTAAATCAACTTGACCATTACTTAACACTTTATATAAGGTAAACGAAAGATTCTCTCCATCCTCAGGAGAAGCCATGGTCAAAACCCTATTCTCTGGAGTTATAACTATGTTTCCTGCTGACAAAGGATTTCCCGCTGTCCAGGGCCATGTAATTTGTGCATTCGCAGCCGAGGAAATTGGGCCTTTCATTCTAACTCCTACAAGCTCTAATAACTTTTTAACGTTTCTCCTCAACTTAGCGGTACGTAAATAATTCTCATTCGCTAACATATCCGCTTTTAAAGAAAATACAGAACCCATATAAGCAACGAGTTCTATTAGCATTATCCCCAAATCGGACTCAGAAAAATTTTCATAATCCAGAGGATAAACAGCCTTTATATATCCAATCAAAGAATCTCTTATTGACAAAAAATCAGTAGCAGTGAAATCTATTACTGAAGGCTTCTTATCTAATGTAACTATTACATCTTTTAAAAAATCAGATTTTACTTCGCCTGTGAATACCATTATCCTATTCTAACCCCTACTTCGAAAGTAGTGCTTTCAATTTCTTTAACTTGTACACTTAATTTAATTTGCATAGCTTGTAACCCTTCTGCACCATATTCATTCAGAGGATAAACTCCTAACTTTAAAACTTTAACCTCTCTAGCATATCTAGCTATAGCGGTCAGTATCTCTTGTTTTATAGATTCAAATAATATATTATCCATGGGCTGAAAAAGATATTTTCTAAGATCCAATCCATACCTAGGCAATAGTATTCTTTCCCCTAAGTTAGTAGTTAATAATTGCTTTAAATTATTTCTAACTAATTTCACGCCGGATTCCTTACTGAAATACCCAGCATCAGTATTTTCAAATAAAGGATATGAGAATCCATATATTTTCTCAAGGTTAGAAGAACTATCTTTTTTAGTTCTGTTACTAGGTAAAACTCCATATAATGTTGTATCTGTATTTAAAGACATTGCTAGTATACTCCCTTATCTTTGATATTTTCCCTTATTGTAAGTTTCAGTAGTTTTTATATTTTCAAAAACTCCTTTTTGAGCATTGTAATTTTTTAGAACTTCTCCCGCATCTAATACTCTACTATAAAATTTTGTACTTCCTAAATGACCTCTCAATCCACTAGTGGCACCAAAAGTATGATTTCCCATAAATCCCGTACCAGCAATACCGTCTGTATAGCCTCCTCCTAAAATCCAAGGAGTAAAATAAGCACCAAGCCTAGGCCCTGCTTTTAACTCTGCGGTTGCAGAAGCACCTACACTAGATGCAACATAATTATGGCTATTAGTTTTTACAAATGAAGGTAATGATAATGGATCATATTTATCCCTACCAAAACAAGTTAAAGTAGAAGTTGTTAATAATTCACCATTAGTGTATAAACTCATTTTATCTTCTTCAGGATTAGCCGTGAGTACTACATGAATATACTTATCAGCAGACGATAGTAAATATTGATTTCCGCCAGGGGTAGCAGTACTAGCGTCCACAGTAAAAGAGTACCATCCTGGGCTACTGTTAGAACAACCACTGATACTTATTAACCCCGCCGAAGCGGCATTAATAGATTGAGTAGGAGCTGCAAAGAACGCTAAACTAGAACTAGGCAAATTTTGTTCCCTAGTATCTGAATAATCAGAGTTTTTCGTTAAACGAATATCTCTAGTAAATCCCATTATCATGCCTTTAACAATTCCATCTCCTAAATCTAAATCTAAGCGTTCTGGATTTGTTTGTGCAGTAATACCAGGATCTATGCCTGTATTTTCGTTTGCAAGAACTAAACGATAATATCCTGAGGTGTCTCCACTATCCTCACCCCACCCATACTTTACATCTGTCAAGTATGGAACATGCATCCAGGTTTCGAATGTGAAACCATCTTTGCTATATGTAAGATCTTGGAATTCTATCCCATCTGCCGTTCTACAAAAAATGCCTGGACTTGAAGCATAATAAGGATGATTATCTACTTGTTTAGTAACCCCTGTAAGATACGGAACTGATAGCCCACTAAAAAACACAGAAGAAGCTGCTTCGGCCACAAGCTGTCCATTATTGTACACTTTATCAACGGCACAATTAGTAACATTAAATTCCTGAGAACTTGGAGAAACTACGTTAGTTTCCAAATAATTATAAAGTGCAAACAAATTGTTAGACACTATTTGATCAGTTATACTTAATTGAGGAGCTACAATGCTTGTAACTGAATTAGAATAAAATATTTCTCCTTTTCCTATTTCAGAAACAAAAATATGATCTGCACTCTCGAACTCATTGTTGGGTTCGCTTGTTACAAATTTAAGAGGATAAGGAAGAACGCTTCCAGAAATATCTTTTTGATCCAATACTAATGCTTTTTGTTTTCTAACGCTGGTTGCAAAATTAAATTGTTGTAGATAAGTAAAATCATTAAGGGGCACTTCTCCATATAGGAACAATGAAGTATTTCCATAAAGACTAGGAATATCAATTGCTATTTCAATTTGCTTCTTCCGTTTATTAATTTTTTCTTCAAATAAACTTATATCTGAATATAAACCTTGTCGAGTGTTTTGTATTATTGATATCGCGACTCCTGACGCTTCAAGTTCTGCAATTTGCCCTGATATGTCGTAAACTCTCTTAGATTTCTGCCCTTCTAAATTTTGTAAATAATGATCTGCTTCATAGTGTTTCCTTAAAGAACTTCTTTCATTTATAATATTAGGATCAAATATGGTATCAACATACTGATTTACAGTTTTAGATGAAATCTGAACTCCTTTGCCTCCTAAATTAGGATCAAATGAATGTTTCCACCTGTCTGCGGGATCCACCTCGGCTCTCTTTTTCGCTACGTGTTGAAGAACCTTCGTTACACCGCTAACCCCAGAGGACTGTGAATCGTAATACAATCCATCTTCAGAAGCTATAAACTGACCCTCCACAGCAATAGGAGGGCCAAAAACTAATCTTATAATTTCCTCTTCCTCTGGAGGGCCAGAAACCCCTGCAATTCTAAATAACTTTCCAGGTACATGCTTTATAAACTCAGGCTCCAATAAAGGATCCTCCATCCTATTTAAAATCTCCTGTTCAATATTATTTTGAAGATCTTTCCACCGTGCCCTTGCTGCATTTATATTAGTAATTTCAATTAATTTAGGACCATATTTTTGGTTTATTAAATCATCAAATTGGGATTCTGTAAGAGAAGATCGGGCTCCCGCAGGTTCCGAGGTGGTTGTACCTGTGTGTTTTAACCCATCTACAAATGTTTTTACACAATCACTTACGTTTTGCCACTCTTTTCTTCCTCGTTGAAATGCCCCATACAAGGTTCCAGCGGTATTTCCAAGAGCATTTGTCCATTCCACTAAATCCTCAAACCAACTTTGACCTTCAATTTCTTTACCTATTTTAGAATTTCTAGAAGTAACAGAAATTTCTCCATTGGGAGTTATTGTTATATTTATTCCAAGTTCTGTACTTAGCCACGTAGACATACTATCAAAAGCAGCATCAATCTGTCCTTGCGCCGTTTCGGAGGCTTCGTGCATAGCTTGCAGACCGGGCATAGGAATTAATGCTAAACCTTCTCCAACTAAATTAGTTAAGCAAGTAGGAGCACCATAACCCTTTCCTATAGCAGTTAGTAGATTACCAGACTGTTGCTGGCCCTTAACTAACGCTTCCCAATCAAACTTTGGCATAACTATTTAATTCCTTTCTTCTTATATATGTAGTTATAAAAATCAATTTACCCTCATGGAGAAGATATAGGACCCATTTGCTGAAATCCAAATGGTATATATTTTCTTAATGCTTCTGTAGGCTCAGAAGATTGTGTTACAGAAGTGACATCAGCGACAGAAGTTGGTGGATTTAACTGTACTACCGTGCCTTTTACTGTACTAACTCCTGTCTTTGAATTCATAACACAATTTCCATTCTCTGAATTCATG